GCAAAGCCTTGTCTAAATGTAATAAGGGTTGGGTATTAGTTTGGAGTGATTACAATGGCTCATCACCACAGGATTATTACTTTAATCTCACGTTTATTCCGAAGAATTTTATACAACAGTTCAATAGTTACGGACTATCTGTCCCTCTTTCTAACTCGAATGGGGCAATGACGGCGAAATATATTTATGTTTCAGATAGTTCTTTCACAGGGACATCCGCAAACGGAACAGGCACCCCTGCTGGGTATGTATTAAGGTCTGTATACGAAGTTTAAAAAGGAGGGCTTATAGATGGCTACTACACCCATGTATATTACAGTAGACGCAACAACGAGTAGAGTGACAGGAATAGCGAGTAACAATGCAGGTATGCCAGATGCTATTGAGATACAAGTAAATGATGGAGATGAAGTCCTTGTTAACCCTTTTGTTTTCACTTACATAAATGGTGTACTTGCTAAAGATGATGATTACCAACTTTCTGTTGTTAGAAAACAGCAAATAGGTATACTTAACACTGCTTGCCAAAATTCTATTTTCGGAGACTTCACATCAACTCTTACTGATACGAATGGTATAGCCTACACCTTTGGGTTTAACTCGCATGACCAGATGAACTTTAATAGCCAGTTAAACATGATCAATAACTGGAAGTTACAAGTCACAGAAGGAACGATGACATCGGCTCAGTATGCGACTAAGTTCCCTATTAGTTGGAAGGCAAGTAATACAGGCGTGATAACCTTAACAGAAGCCCAGTTTTATCAAGTACTCTCAGATGCACAAGCCCACTTAGACAAGTACCAACAGCAATATTGGACACTAGAAAGCAAAATTAATGCAGTGACTATCACAACAACTATAGCTGATGCTATAGCGGAAATTCAAGCAATTGTTTGGATTCCGTAAAATCTAGGAGGAAATAATCAGATGAACCCAGAAGCACCGAAAACAGGAGTAGACCCTATGTTAGTGTTTGAAGAATATCAGGAAGAAGCAAAAAAAATGTTAAGTGATGTTGTAAAACTTAGAGCGTTTGTTCGCCAACTACAGGCTGAGTTAAGTAAAACTAAATTAGAGTTAGCTACCCTCAAAAGCAGTCAAGATAATAAGGGTAAGTAACTAAAAGAACGGAGTTCACGATGATAACTTTTGAATCAGGAGATATTATTTTTATAAGAGGTAAAGGTCCTCTCTCACGACTTATTACTTTATTTGACGGTAAGTTTAGTCATGTATGCTTGGCTGTAACGAATAAAAAAATATTTGAAGCCCAATACCTTACTAAATCCTCTATTGTTGACTTTTATTACAATGAGACTTCTGACCCTTCTCTTGTTCTTCGTCTTCCCTTAAGTAGTACCCAAAAGATAGAAGTACCTGAATTAGCTTTACAACTCACAGGGAAACGATATAACTACATAGAAATTCTTATTATTATGCTTAAAATTATATTTGGAAAAAAACGAATTCCTAACTGGTATAGTCCTAATGCTATGATCTGCTGTGAAAGCGTTGCTATTCTTCTTGAGAACTTAGGATTTATTAAAGACCGTAACGAACTTATTGACTGTGATATTTCTGATCTCGAAGAAGAGTTAATCAAACGAGGTGGGAAAGTAGTTTATACTTCTCCTAACTTTTGGTAAAGAAGGGTTGTCCGTGCGTTTACTTATTGATCTGTACTGTCTCGCTATCATCTTTGGGTGTATAGGTTTCACAATGCTTCTCCCTTTAATTACAAAGGGAGAACGTGTTTTCTTACTATGTCTTTTTGTTTTAGGTGCTATAGTTGTATTTTTGCAATTCTTCTTTCCTTGGTTGTAACGTCTAGGATTTGGGTTTACCTCACTTTCTCTATATTATATACAGAATACTAAAAATAGGAAGGGGGAAAATTTCATGACGATGGCTGATGGAAAAACAGGATTACAGAAAATTGCTTTCCAAATCGGAAATAAACTTTTCCGTTTCGCTATTAACCCTGACAATATTGAAGATATAAGACCTCACCGAACAGCAGTAGTAAAGACAAAGAGTCGAATAATCATACAGGACTTTCAATCTGACATTCCTACCATTACGATCTCGGGAAGTACTGGGTTTAATCCCACAGGCAAAACAGCAGATAGAGGTGTTGCCAAGATTAAAGAGCTTAAAAAGTATCTTTCCGACTTTGCAAACATGGGAGGAAATGGTAACACAGCTTCTCATGATTTTTATTTTCATAACTTTACAAATGATGAGAGTTGGGTTGTTGTTCTTGCACCTGAAGGGGTTACTTATACACAAGATGTCAGTTCTCCCCTTACTTATCGATACCAAATTAAGTTCTCGGTTTTGAGACCTGCAAATGTTCCTTCGGACGAGGCAATCACCTCTCCGCAGATTGGTAATAAATTACCTTCCACTCCAACGGGTCCCTTAGCTCCTTCTGGAGATAATCCAGCCTTAACTAATCCTTATGATCCCGCTTCAGGGAATACAGGGGTCTATAACTCAGGGACAGGAGGATCATTTCAGCCTAAGAGCAATAACAAACCTGTAATGACTTCTCCATCTAGTTCTCCTTACCTTCCGCAGACGGTTAATCCCCAAGCACCATCACCTACTGCGTATTCCTATGGTAAAACAGGATTAGGGTACTTGACAGGGTACTATGCAAGGAGTGGAAATTAACAATGACTACAAACACAAATGCTATCCAACAACCTGAGGATTTAATTCGTTTTATCAGTAACATCCCTGTACTAAGTGATGGGACAATCCCATTAAACACAATGAGTAGTTCAAATGTTCCTTACGCTTCGACATTATATACTCCTGACTTTTCACTGTCCATATTAGCTAGACAAACACAAACAGTGCTTAATGATGGTATAACTTTTACACTTGACACGACACCACTTAACCCAACGAATATTGTAAGTATGGCTCTCAATAGCAACTTAGCCACAGAGAGTGCAACGACTTATTTGCTCCTAAGAGCAACACTCTTAGAGTCGTTTGCCTTTCTATACACTATAGATTATGCTCCTGACAAACTCCGTTATGCTTCGGACACGGATATTAAAAGAGTAAAAACAAATATAAACTACATAGCTGATTACTTAAGCACGAACTCTAATTTTTATATGATGATACCACCTTTAAGAGATATGAACATTTCATTCGGCTACATCGAATATCAGATTGGAGTCATTATGAGTGATAAGGGGGTATTAGGTTTATGATTAACTTTGTTCCGCATATCATCTCCCAAGGAGAAACGATGCAGTCTATCGCACAGGATGAACTTGGGGACATGACCCTATGGGTAACGATTGCTCAATTTAATAACCTAAAGTACCCCTACATTGTAGCTACTGTATCAGATAAGTTAGCAGACCTCGATCACCTAGTAACGGTAGGAGACACCATCTATATTAAGGTTACAGATGATACCCAAGCAACTCTTATACAGTCACTGTCCACGATCTCTTCTTACGATAAAGATGCGTTAATGGCTTTGGCTCTGGGAAAAGATTTAGATATTTTACCGTTAAATCGGACATTATTGACCCCCGGACAAGGCTCTGAAATTTTCGCTATGAAGAGTGATGGGAACGGTGCAGTAAAAACAGTCGGAGGCGTAGCAAATTTACTACAGTCGTTATACATAAGAGTGATCACTCCAAAGGGGAGTTACTTAGGTCACCCTACCTACGGATCAGATGTTGATTTATACATAGGGAAGAAGAATACGGAAGAGAACGCCACTCTCCTTGACCTAGAAATAGAGCGTACCCTTCGCACAGATAGTCGAGTTACCAATGTCGAGTTTCAAGGACATGATCTGGTTGATAACTCCTACACCGCCTATTTTGATATTTATACACTTAACCTTGATCAAGCATTTAAGTTTGTGGTCTCCTCCATAAATCAAGGTCCACTCGTACTACTGAACAACTTTAATTCTAATGGTCTAAACACATGAGAGGGGTGACACATAGATGGAATTCAAACGTATGACTGAAATCTACTCACGATTAGTGGATTATACAATAACCAATACAAATGAAATAAACGACTTTTCCATAGGAAGTGCTATGCGAGCAATTTATGAAGCCATCTCTATTGAGGTGGAGTCATTATACATACTCACCCAAGAAAACATGTCTGATGCGATTGAGCAAGGCGTATATAGTTCCTTTGGGTTTGCTCCTAAACCCGCTATTACTGCTTACGGGACAGTTGAGATTACGTTCAATAATGCTACACAGCAAGACATGATAATTTCAAGAGGGTCTACTTTTTCTTCTTCTAATCCTTCTTATTCACAGATTTACCAAACTTTACAAGATTATTCTATACCTAAAGGTTCTCTTCTCGCTGACATAACGGTTTATTGTAAAGTAACAGGAGCAGTAGGGAACATTCCTGTTAATACAATAGATACAATGAATAGCCCTATTGGAAACGTAAAGACTGTTACAAATACTCAAGCCTTTCAAACAGGGCAAGATCAAGAACCTGTCGCTCAATTGAGGGCTCGGTTCCAGTCTTATATAGCCTCTCTCAGCAAAGCTACGGTACCTGCTATCGACTATGGGACTAGATCAGTACCTCAGGTATCAGGCGTGTATATTGACGAGGAGACGGGCTTAATTAAGGTGTATGCTCACGATAATAATGGTGACTTACCTAGTGCTGTTCAAACAAGTATTGTGAGTGCTTTAGAAAATTATAGACCTGCGGGTATTCCTGTCCAAGTCTTACCTGTTACAAAGACAAATGTCGATGTAAATGTAACCGTTACACTTAGTAACAAAAACGGAATTACTACGGCTTTCCAAACTCAGCTAGTTACTACGATTACGAACTACCTGAATAACATGCAAACAGGACAGGACTTAGTGCTTTCTGATCTTTCGAGTGTGATTAAGTATGTAGATCGTCAACTTATCTATGATGAGTCATTCACGACACCAACAACCAATGTAATAGTGCAAGGTTCTGAAATTATCCGTGCAGGAACTATAACAGTCACTCTACAGTAGAGGAGGGAGATTATGTCATTTTTAAAATATCTTTTGCCAGCATGGAAACAAGACCTCACTGACAAGAGTAAAACCAACGAAGCAATATTAAACGCTATTGACACAGAACTTACCGACTCAGAACAAGACCTCCTCGAAAGTAAAGTACTGCTTTCTTTAGATACCACCACAGGAATTTGGTTGGATGACTTTGGTACAATTTTTGGCATTATTCGACAAGATAGCGAAACAGACAGTGCATACAGAAGTCGAATTGAGACATTTATCACTCTCGAAAGAGGGACAATACCTGCTATTAAATCCGCAGTACAAGCGTTCCTAAATGACTATACTTCAGGAATCACAGTATATGAACCCTACACCAATATCTTCATGCTCAATAGTTCACACCTTAACGGTGCTGACCACTTCCAAGGGCTTTATTATACGACTGCTGTAATAGACATTCAAATAAATCGATCTTTTCCCAGCAACTTATTAGATGTAATTAAAGAGTATACTCCTGCTGGAGTCACCGTACACATCACACAAACAAACATAGCAATGGACGTAACTAATCCACTTGATGCTACTCTTATTGTAGACCCTTCAACGTTAATCGACACTAATCAAAGTATTTTTAATATTAAGAATACTTTTTTTAATAACGTATTTCCTGAAGATAAAAATACATAGGAGTGAACTAAATGAGTACTTTTCCTGCTAGTGAACTACTCACGGACTTAGGTAGCGGATTACAAGGGCAAAACACTATTGCCTATATCAAAACAACTGGAGGCGTTTGGGTGCCTCAATCAGGTCAGTCAGACGGGAGTACCAATGTTGCCGATCAAAATGTATTGAACACACTCGAAAGCATTGATACCCGTCTTTCTAACATTGAAAACGGTACTACGAAAGTCCATTCCATTGTTGAAGCAAACAACATGGAGCTCTATGGACTTTCCACAGATACCAAACCTAACAATAGGGTTGTGGGCACTACCTTCTTCGAGGTGGACACGAAGAACCCTTATATGTGGGACGGCACAACTTGGGAGTTGCTAAGCTAATGAATATGATTGAATGGTTGAAAGCCAAAAAAGCCTACGACTTAGCCACTACTAATAAAACCAGCATCACTAGCCTATCCGCTTCAGTCACCAACAATACAAACACTATTACCGCTTTAAACAACAGCTTAAACTCACTCACTACATCCGTTAACAATAACTCTTCTAGTCTAACCGCACTAACCACTACGACTAATAACAACTCTTCTAGTATATCTACTCTAACCACTACAACTAATAATAACTCTAGTAGCATAACTACACTTAACGGGAATATTACAACCATTAACACAAAACTAAATTTATTAGACTTAACTAACCCCACCAACGGTTACGTCCTTACTTACGATTCCACCACAGGTAAATTCCAATCAAAAGTAGTCCCTACAGGAACTGGTAGCGGTGCAACCTCCCTTGATGGACTTTCAGATGTAGATGTGACTACCACACCTCCTGCGGAAGGGAATGTCTTAACCTATACCAGCGGAGTATGGCAACCAGAAGCCCCAAGTGGCGGTGGTGGAGGAATTTCACTTACACCTTATGATAGCAGTGATGTTATTCTCACAGATACTTCAATCCCTTCTAATGTCACAAATTTACATGTTATTGACACAGAGCAAACGTCCTTAGCTGTTGAGTTTACTGAAAGCGTCTCTTCGGATACAGCGAGTTATAACGTGTATAACGGGTCAACATTTCTTACCAACATTCCTGCCACTCATGCAAAAGTTCTCCCCCTAGACTCCACTTTAACAGGACTA